TTTCAAAATTCATTTCAACTTCGAAAAAGATTTAGAAAAGAAAAACAAGTAAAAGATGTAAAATCAGCTTTCAAGAGATTATTAAAAAAAGGAACGGCTCAAGGTGGTGAAAACGTTTAAGCAATTTCTAAAAGAATCCGGTATGGATTATGATACGTTCGTAAAAGTTCGTAGTCGTATTGTTCCGGCATTGCGCAACAAGAAAACAAACGAAATTCATAGAGGACGCCGAGGCGAAGAACATATAGATATCGCCAATAAACTTCATCCAGGCCATAGCCGATTAGCCTCGAAAACTGAAAAAGATTATCATATTGGTTTTTTTGATCCCAAATTTAAAAAGTTTCATGGTCGCCATGTTCACGGATATCCAGTAGATACTCCTGATTTGATGACTCGTATACAAAGAATAAGAAGGTATGGAAGTGATGAGTAAACTTGAAGGTTACAAGGGAAATCCGCTCCTTAAAAAAATCAATCAGCCTGTAGAATGGACTTCTGAACGAGTTATTGAATTTGAAAAGTGCATGAATGATCCAACTTACTTTACTGAAAATTATGTAAAGATTATTCATATTGATCGTGGTTTGGTTCCATTCAATCTATATCCGTGGCAAAAAGAAATGTACAAAATCATGAGCGAAAGAAGACGCTCTGCTTTTTGTGTGGCTAGACAGGGCGGAAAATCTGTTGCTGTGGCTGCTTGGTTGCTTTGGTTCATTCTATTTCATAAGGATGTGGCTGTTGGACTACTGGCGAACAAGGGCGATACGGCTCGTGAAATTTTAAGTCGTGTTCAGCGTGCTTTCTATCATCTTCCAAGATGGTTACAGCAAGGTGTAGTGGAATGGAATAAAGGGTCTATCATATTAGAAAATGATTCCAAACTAATCGCTGCTGCAACGTCATCTGACAACGTTCGTGGCTTCTCATTCAACGTGGTCTATCTTGACGAAACGGCGCTTATTGAAAACTTTGATGAGTTCTTTGCTTCTGTGCTTCCTACGATTTCATCTGGTACAAAGTCTAAAATCATTATGACTAGTACGCCAATAGGTCTAAACCACTTCTATAACATTATGGAGTACTCTAAGCGTCCTCACGACGATCCTGAATGGAATGGTTACTATACTATGGAAGTGCCTTGGAACAAGATTCCAGGTCGTGATGAACACTGGAAGAAAGAGATTCTTCAGGCATTGAACTATGACTATGAAAAATTTGAACAGGAATTTAACATTCAGTTTCTTGGTTCATCTGGTACATTGATTGCTGGTTGGAAACTCAAGGAAATGGTCATCAAGAAACCTATCAAATGGAATACAGATGGATTTTCTCAATATGAAGAACCACAAAAAGAACATACCTATGCTGTTATAGCAGACGTATCTCGTGGTAAGGGCCTTGACTACAGTGCTTTACAGGTGATTGATATCAGTGCGATGCCTTATAAACAAGTAGCAACATTCCGTAACAATTTGCTTACTCCTGGCGACTTTACAGCAGTAGTTCACCGTATGGCCACACAATATAATAATGCCTATGTTCTTGTGGAAGTGAATGATATTGGAGAACAAGTTGGTTATGGTCTTATGATGGATTTTGAATATGAAAATGTACTTCTTACAGAAAGTGGTGGAGCGGCTGGTAAAAGATTGACGGCTGGTTTTGGGTCTAACAAATCAGACAAAGGCGTGAGAACTACCAAACTCGTCAAGAGCCAAGGTTGCTCAATGATGAAATACCTTATTGAGGAAGATCAACTAATCGTCAATGATGAAGCCACTATTGAAGAACTTCGTCGTTTTTCTAAAAAAGGAAATTCTTATGAGGCTGAATTGGGTTCAACTGACGACTTGACTATGTGCCTCGTTCTGTTTGGATGGATGACTAATCAAAATCTGTTCAAAGAACTTACAAATATTCATACTATAAATAAATTGCGTGAGAAAAGCGCCGCACAAATCGAAGAAGATATGCTGCCTGTGGGATGGTCAACAGATGGTTCTGAAGAAGATTATATTGTAGATGAAAAGGATGTTTGGAAACCAGTTAGAAATTCCTATATGTTTGATGATGCCTTCTAAAAAGACAGAAATTATAAATATGTAGAAGAATTATAATAAGCCTATTGAAGAGGAAATTCTAAATGGCACAGAACCAACTACTTTCTCCCGGTGTACTAGATAGAGAATTTGACGCTACTACAGTTATTCCGGCTGTTTCTACTAATGACGGTGCTATCGCTGGCGTATTTCGTTGGGGTCCGGTAAATGTTCGTACTCAGGTTGATAGTGAAAACCAATTAGTTAAACTTCACGGCAAGCCTAACAATTCAAACTATAAAACCTTTTTCTCAGCAGGATCGTTTTTGGCTTATGCAGATAGCCTATGGGTAGTCCGTGCTGCTAATACTACAGGCATTTCTCCCGATTTTGATGCTGTTGTTACTGCAAATAGCGATACTGTCGTTCTTACGGGCGATGGGTCTTCGGTCAATGTGGTAAGCCTTGGTCTGGAAGAAGGCATTTATCTTATGGCTTCAACCACCAACAACGTATCTCTAACTGTTGATGCTCAAATCAATGAAATTGTCAACTCAACTGCCTTCACAATTTCTACATCATCTGATGTTTCTGTTGAAACAGGTAGCAACACTATTACCGTGGCTGCAAATGTTGACACATCTGCTAACGGAACAACTCAAGTAGAACTTGAAACAGGCAATACTGATGATATGGCCGTTGGATATGTTTTCACTGGATCATCTAATGATGCAGTTGTAAACAGTTCTGTTAGTGCTGAAGTTGTTTCTATCACCAATTCAACTGCATTTGTGGTGAATGTTGATATTATCGAAGCAAACGGTACATCTACCTTGACCTTTACAAAGGCAGGTACTTGCTCACTACAGTTTGTATCTAACACTATCTTCAATGCTGTTGCCAACACTGGTCGTGTAGCAAACCTTGAGTATGCTATCATTACAAATGAAGATGCATATGACGCAAAAGATGGTAACTTTGATACAGATGTAAAGTTTATTGCAAGATGGCCTGGAGAACTTGGTAATTCGCTTCGTGTAAGCGTTTGCGGCAATAGTTCAGGCTATAGTTCAAACCTTGACTTTACAGATTATGCATCACGCACATCAATGCAAGTAAATGTAAACTCTAATACTACTGTATTGCGTGTAATGGCACCAAATACAGCGGCTGCTGCTGCAAATACGGCGGCTGTAAAAGCATTGCTACAAGTTACTGACAATATTGAAGTTGGTAACACGCTTATGGGCACACAGTTTATGAAGATTACCGCTATTGGTAACACTGTATCAGTTGGGGCCGATGCTGTAGAGACTTTGGATGTTACAACTAACTCTGAAACTACACTTGCATCAACTACTGATACATCAAACCTTGTTGCTGGTATGGCCGTTTCAGCGGCGGCTAACAACACAATGGTTGATTTGGTAGTCAATAATGTTACAAATTCTACTCACTTCAACTTTACTAGTGCTCCAAGCAAAAACTTGACTACAAGTTCAGTAACATTTGCTCCAACTTCATACTTTACACTACAGTTTGAAGACCCATTTGTTCTTTCTGAAGACTTTAAGTTTGCATCAACTCTTGGTCAAACAAATGTTCTTCATAGAACTTGGGAATTCTTCAATTTCGTTGATCAGGAGCCTGGACAGTCAGATTATCAGTACACATTTGGTAATTCTGCTATCAATTCTGATGAAGTTCATGTGGTTGTTGTTGATGATGGTGGTAAATTCACTGGTATTCCTGGTACTGTGCTTGAGACATATCAAAATGTTTCAAGAGCAACCGATGGTAAATCTCGTGATGGTGAATTGAACTTCTGGAGAACAGTAATCAATGAAGGTTCTCAATATGTTTGGGCACCTAATGCATTGTCTGGTCTTGGCGAGAATACCGCTGAAAATCTAACAGATTCAACGCACGATGCTTTGTCTTATCCTTTCAACTATGGTAAAGACGGTGCTGATGAAGATAATATCGGATTTTCACTCCTTGCAAATGCTTGGGATAAATTCAAGTCTAAGGAAGACATTGATATTAGCCTTGTTATTTCTGGTAATCCAAGATCATATCTTCTTGCTAACTATCTAATTGATAATATTCTTGAGTTCCGTCAAGATTGCCTTGGATTTGTATCACCACAATATTCAGATGTGGTCAATAATCCTGAAAATGAAGCCGCTGCTTGTGTGAACTTTAGAAATCTTCTTCGTTCTACATCTTATGCGGCAATGGATTGTAACTGGAAATATATGTATGACCGTTACAATGACACCTATCGTTGGGTGCCAATGAATGGTGATATGGCTGGTCTATGTGCCCGTACAGATGACACTAACGATCCGTGGTGGCCACCTGCTGGTCTTAACCGTGGTCAGTTGAAGAATGTTGTCAAACTGGCATGGAATCCAAGACAGACTGCTCGTGATACTCTTTACAAGAATGCTGTCAATCCTGTTGTGAGCTTTGTTGGTGAGGGAACTGTTCTTTGGGGTGATAAAACACTTCTCAGCAAGCCAAGTGCCTTTACTCGTATCAATGTTCGTCGTCTATTCATTGTTATGCGTAAAGCAATCAGCAGAAGTGCTCGTTACTTCCTATTTGAGTTCAACGACAGCTTCACAAGAGCACAGTTCAAGAATATGGTCAATCCATATCTTGCTGATATCAAGGGCCGCAGAGGATTGTATGATTTCTTGGTTATTTGTGACGAAACCAATAACACGCCAACGGTGATTGATTCAAATGAGTTCATTGCTGACATTTATGTTAAGCCAGCAAGAAGCATTAACTTCATCTACCTGAACTTCATTGCTACGCCTACTGGTGCTGATTTTGCAGAAGTTATTGGTAATTTTGGCTAAAAACCTATAAATAACCAAAACACTAAAAAGGAAAATACAAATGGCTTTTAGTATCAATGAATTTATCTCAAATGGCCTAGAATGGGGTGGAGCAAGACCAAATCTATTTCGTGTAGAATTGTTCTTTCCGCTTGGCCTTGGCGGGGGCGGCGCTGGTGGCGGCGGTGGTATAGGTGTTCCCGATCAAGAAGCAGGTCGTAAAGCTATGTTTACATGCATGGCGTCATCACTTCCCGGTAGCATTGTTGAGCCTGTAAATGTTCCATATTTTGGTCGTGTTGTAAAATTCAAGGGCGACCGTCAATATAGAGATTGGAATATTACAGTCTTTAATGATGAAGATTTTGAAGTGCGTAATGCATTTGAAAATTGGCACAATACAATGAATTATCCAGAATCAAACATAATGGACCCATCTTATCAGCCACGACAACTGTATAAAACAAACTGCCAGATTACACAGTTTGCAAAAACCGGAGATGGACTTGTCCAGACGGGACCAGTAGAAAGCGAAGGCATCAAAAGTTATACAATGGTTGGTTCATGGCCTGTTCAAGTTGGTGACATTCAAGTAAATTGGGGTGACAGAAACAGTATTGAAACGTTTGATGTAACATTGACATATGATTATTGGCTTCCAATTGCTGCTGGTGGTTCAGAAGCACAGTGGCTAAATCTTGCTGTATAAGTTATCTATAAATACCTTATAGAAACTCAACTATAAGGAAAATATGATGAAAATTTTCGGATATGAATTCGTATGGCCGGAAAATGAAAAGCCTAGCGACGAAAAGTTACAATCATTCACACCGCCTCAGAAAGATGACGGTTCCGTTGATGTGGCCGCTTCGGCTTTTGCTGCCTCGTATATTGATCTGGAATGTACAGTTCGTACAGAAGCTGAACTTATCACTCGTTATCGTAAAATGGCACTACAGCCTGAACTCAATAAGGCTATAGATGAAATTACTAATGAGTGTGTAACTCGTGATGATGAAGATAGTGAAATCGTTAAAATTTTCCTTGATAACATAAAGCCTGAAGTTCTTTCTAAACCCCTCAAAAAGAAAATTGAAGATGAATTTGAAGAAGTCAAGAAACTTCTCAAGTTCAATACTCAATACTATAACATTTTTCGTAAGTGGTACATTGATGGTCGCATATATTATCATGCAATCATTGATAGTAAAAAACCAAATGAAGGCATAAAAGAATGTCGCTTTATTGATCCCCGCAAGATTCGTAAAGTTCGTGAGATTGTTCGTAGTCGTGGTCCTGATGGCGCAACGCTTATCAAGACTAAAAGAGAATACTATATGTATAATGATCGTGGGTTCTCTGACTCTCTAAGAACCACACTTCCTACAGCCAGTGGAATCAAGATTGCCAAAGATACTATTGCTTATGTTCCTTCGGGCAATCTAAACGAAAATGGTACGATGATGCTATCCTGGCTTCATCCCGCAATCAAGCCTCTTAATGAACTTCGCACGATGGAAGACTCAACAGTCATCTATCGTATCACTCGTGCGCCGGAACGCAGAGTTTGGTATATTGATGTAGGACAGTTGCCTAAGCACAAGGCTGAACAGCATGTGCGAGATGTTATGGTGAAGCATCGTAACAAGTTGATCTATGATTCACAGACAGGCGAAATCAAAGATGATCGTCGCTTTATGACTATGTTGGAAGACTACTGGCTTCCGCAGCGTGAAGGGCGAGGCACCAAGGTTGAAACACTACCTCGTGGTGAAGGTCTTGGAAAAATGGAAGAAGTTGAGTACTTTCAAAAGGGATTGTATGAATCACTTCAAATTCCAATGAACCGCTTGAATCCAGATGAATCAGTTGTTAGTATTGGTCAACCCGATCAGTTATCCCATGCTGAACTGAAGTTTGATAAATTCTGTTCACGCCTTCAACAAAAATTTTCTACGCTTTTCACTCAGTTGCTTGAAAAACAGTTGGTCCTAAAAGGAATATTTCGTATTGAAGCATTCAATGATTTCAAGGAACAAATTGAATATGAATTTACCAAGGACAATTATTTCGCTGAACTGAAAAATCAGCAAATTCTACAGATGCGTATGGGCGTGCTGGAACAGATGCTAACTACAGGTATCATCGGTATGTACTTCTCACACAAGTATGTTCGTAAGGAAATTCTCAAGCAAGATGAAGAAGAAATGGAGCGCATTGATAAAGAAATTGCTGATGAACAGGAAAATTATCAATATCTATCTCCTGATCAGAAAATGATGCTTCAGCAACAAGAAATGGAAACACAAAATGCTGTGGCTGACGATATGGCTGGATCGCAACAATCTGAAGATTATGCTGCTACACCTGAAGGACAGGCATCAGAAACTATTCAACAACTTGGCGACAATAGCAATCCTTCATTACAACAGATTAGTCAGTTGCGCCGTGCTAAAAAGGTTGCTGGATAAATCCGTTAAACGATAAATAATAAATGAACAAGGAGAATGAAAATGGCAGATACAGATAACGATGATTCATTTGGTCCTGGTGTGACTGATTTGGTCAATAGTGCCTTAGAACAGAAACCCGTTGACTTTCAAGCAACCTTTAATAATATGCTAAGAGATAAAATT